GCCGACCAGACTTTCGCCATGTCCCGATACGACCCCGACCCGAAGAAACCACCCGACGCCACCATCCATCGCCTGATCGACCTGGCCTCCTACGCGGCATGAAATGCGGAAAGTCGAGCTTAGAGGGCGGTTTTCCCCTTGGGGCGGATTGGTCGAATGGGTGCACCGTGCGGGACATAAAAAGACCGCGGGCGAGGCGGGGGGAAAAGCGTGTAAATCGGGTCTGCAACTTTTGGCGCGCGGCAAAATCCGACGCGTCGAAAATTTCAAAATATGAGATTTCTAATCAATTCCCACATTATGGAATATTTGCGGCCGATCATCCCGGCCGGCGCGGCGGCGCCCAGTAATGGCGACGGCTTACTGCGGACTTCTCGTCACGCTCCTCTGCCGCTGCGATCACCCGATCGGCCAGGAGCCGGCGCCGCGCCGTCTCCTGGTCGGGGAAGTGCCCGCCCGCGCGCAGGTCGGTGGTGATGCTCGCCAGCACCGCGCGGCAGTTCGGCTTGCGGCCGGCGTGCGGCAGCTGGCCGGCATAAAGCCAGAACTCGACCAGCAGCCTCGCATCTGCTGCCACCGGTAATAGGCAGCGCAGCGCCAGGCGCACCTCGTCCCCATCGATCCGGCCTAAATCTGCGCGCTCGACCGCCTGATCCAGCACCAGCACCGCCAGCTCTATCAGCGTCAGCTTTACCCGCTGGCGTGATGGCACCTCAGTAGCTCATGTAATCCAGCTCGGCATCGTCGAGCGCGGCGAAGACATCGCCGTCCGCGCTCATCCCGCGCAGATGCTTGCGCACCGCCTCGACATCGCCAGTGCGGGGAAAGGCGCGATCGGCGCGGGCGGCATTGGCGATGCCATCGACCCAATCGCCCCGATCGCGCTGCTGGAGCAGCCAAGTCCCAAAGGGCGGCCGAACCTCGCCATGTCCATCAAGCGTTGCCATGTCGCGACTCCTTCTCACGAAACGGCAACGCTGATACATGTTCTTGTATTGTTCCGCTAGAGTGCGATCGGGCCGTTTGAGATAATCAGCTCGCAAACCCGCTTCGCAGCGCCGGCGCCGATCGTATAGGTCGTCTCGGTATCGGCGATCGTGAAGCCGGCAAACGTCGCCCGCGCGCCCGGTGTATCATTGATCGACAATACGAACCGCCCCTTGATGCCGGCGAGCTGCATCGCAAGCCGTTCGAAATCGTCGCGGCCGAACACGTCCTGGCCATAGTCCGTTTCGCACCCCCAATAGGGCGGATCGAGGTAGAACAGCATCCCGGTGCGGTCATACCGGGTGATGAACGATCCGAAGTCGAGCTGCTCGATCGTCACGCCGGCGAGCCGGTCGTGAATATCAGCCAGCATCGGTTCCAATTTGGTGACGTTGAACCGCGCTCCCTGCGCCTTGTCGACGCCAAATGCCCGGCCCGACACCTTGCCGCCGAACGCCAGCTTCTGGAGGTATAGAAACCGCGCGGCCCGCTCCAGATCCGTCAGGCTGGTCGCCGGCATCGCCTTCAGTCGCTCGAATTCGGTCCGACTGGCGACGCGGAAGCGCAGCATGTCGAGGAAGTAGGGATAGTGGCGTTGCAGGACGCGAAAGAACGTTGCCACGTCACCCGACACGTCGTTGATCACCTCGACGCGCGGTCGCTGCCGCCGGCGCAGGAACACCCCGCCCATGCCGACGAACGGCTCGGCATAGCCGTCATGCTCGATCCGCGCGATGATCGCGCACAGGCGCGACGCCAGATTGCGCTTGCCACCGATATAGCCCGCCGCGGGTGCGACAGGCTGCGTAGGAATCATGCTGTACATGTTGGATTTCATCGCCTTCTAGAGACCCCGCCCGGCGACATGCCGGGTGCGGGACGGCCGATGGCCGTTGGTCGTGGCGAGCTATCCCCTCGTCGGTGATCCGGGCGGCAACCCGGCTCCCCCCGCCCGGCTATAGCCGGACGTAGAAACTATGCCGGCGCGCTGCGCTGCCGGAAAACGAACGCCTCGACACCGATCTCCGCGTTCACGTCGGCGAACACCGCCTGGAGCGGCGCGATCTCCAGCTCGAAGAACATCGCCGTCGCATCGGTCGGATTGCCGAACGCGGACCCCTGTGCCGGCACGATGCCGAGCAGCTGGGGCGGCACGCGGTGCGCGGTCAGGACATCGGCCTGCGTGGCGGTCTTGATGCCGAGGAATTCGTCCTTCGCGCCCACCTCGGCGATCGGCACCACCTTGATGCCATGCTCCTTGCCGGCGGGCGCATGGATGAAGAGATTGCGGAAATTACCCGGCCCCTTCGACTTCTTCAGCGCCTCGCGCATCGCGTCGGTGTCGCCATTGGCGAATTCGCCGGTGGCATAGAGGATGTAGCCGGCATGGGAGCCGTTGAGATAGTAGCGGCGCCGGAACAGAGTGGCGGCTTCGTTGAGCAGCGCCGACTGCAATGCCGACAGATATTCCGGCACGCCGTACAGCTCCTGGTTCACGTCGGGCTGCAACACCTGGACGACGGCGCCGGCGGGATACTCGATCTCGGGCGTCACGCCCGGCACGTAGAAGAACACCCCCGGCGCCAACCCGCGCCGGGTATATTTCGCCGGCAGATAATCGATTCGCATCGGGCCGTTCAGCACGTTGCGCACGATCGCCATGAACGCGTCGCCGAACACCAGATAGTCCTGCACCAGCTTGGCGAAGGTCGCGCGCGACAGGAACGGCGTCGGCTCCAGCGACGCGACCAGCAGGTTGCGCTTCAACAGGATCGCCGAGCTGTGATGCGCCGACACGCGGAACGCCCGCGCCAGCCCGTCCCGCGATACCGGCGGTTCGTACCAGCGGGTATTGTGCCAGCATTCGAGCATGTCGAGCAGCTGGCGCCCTTCAAGCACCGGTTCCGGATCGCCGAAGCTGAACGCCTGCACCGATGATGTCGGCGCCGCGGTCGCCTCGATCGCGCCGGCCGACGCGGCACGCGCCTCGTCTCGCGCCATGCGCCGCGTCGCGGCCGTCCGCTTCGACATCAGATGATCTCCATCGTCGCCTTGGGCGCTTCGCGACCATCCAAGGGCTCGTTGTTGAGGATATGCATGATCGACCACGCAAGATCGGCATGGCCGTCGTCGCCACCGCGCCCGGCCTTGAACGTCACGTTCCGGCCACTGGTGGTCAGCGTCTTCTTGATCGACACGAACGAGCTGACGACATCGAGCCAGCCGGCGTCGAACGCCATCCGCCCGCGGCGGATGACGTTCTGCGCCTTCATGATCATCTGCGCCTTCACCTCCAGCGAATACTCGATCTTGGTGACGCCGCTGATGCCGCTGCCGGGCTTGGCGAGCAGCTGGTAGACGCCGGCGCCGACACCCGACGCGTCGATGCCGAGGAAGGTGCAGTTGTACCGCGCCAGCATCGTCCGGATGAAGGTCGCCTGCTGTTCGAAGTCGAGCCCGCGCAGCGAATGCCGCTCCAGCAGGCGGAACGGCCCACCCGGCACCAGCGGCGGGGCCGCGATCGTCAGCGAGGCATTGTCGCCGTTCTCGCTGTTCTGCGGATCATAGCCCGCCCACACCGCGCGCTCGCCATAAGGCCGCGCTGCCTCCGGATTGAAATCGGCCCACTCGACCAGGCTGTCGACCCCGCACCCGACCAGGTCGTTGAACTTGAACGCGCTCAAGCTGTCGTCGACGAATTCGCAATCGAACAGGTTGGCGAATTCGTCGGGCGCATATTCGTCGCGCAGCTCCTCGATGTCGAACAGGTCGCATCCGGCCGCCTCGGCATCGGTGATCGTCACGATATGCCGCCAGATCCGGTCCGGCCCCTGCGACCCGTCCTTCAGCGCGGCATGGGTGACATCGATCTCGACCCGGTCCTCCCTCTTCCGGCGCCGGTTGCGCCGCTCGCCGGTCCAGTACGGATAGGCGGCGTGCGCGATCGTCGACGGCGTCGAGAAATAGGTCTTCCGCCACTTCTTGTGCGTCGCCATGCCGCTGGCGACCTTGTTCAACTCTTCGAAGCTGTGGACCCAGAAGAATTCGTCGAAATAGAAATTGCCGTGCCGGCCCTGCGCGGTGCGGAAATTGGTGCCGAGGAAGTGCAGCTCGGCCGCGGCCTCCTCGGCCGGGCGCAGATCCGACGTGATCAGCATCGGATCGCCGGCCAGCGCGACGCCGACCAGCTTGGCGAAGCTGACGATATAGGAGCGGAACTGGTGCGCCTGCGCCTTGGACGCCGACAGGAATATCTGGTTGCGGCCCGTCTCGATCGCGTCGATCAGCGCCTCGAACGCGAAATAATAGGTCGCGCCGATCTGGCGCGACTTCAGGATCATCCGCGTCCGGAACGACAGCGCGGCGAACCACGCCTCCTGATAGCCGTAGAGCTGGTCGAGGAAGATCGCCTTCAGCTCGGCGGCCTGCTCGGCGGTGAAGTGGTTCTTCTTCGCTTTGGGCTTGCGTTCGCCGGCGTTGCGGTTGGCGACCTTGTCGTTCAGGTCGCCGCTGTGCCCGCCGGGCGCTTCATAGCGTCTCACCTTGGCTAGGCTCTCGACCTGCCGGCGTAGCGCGTCCAGCTCGGTATAGTCCGCGCCGGTCTTCTTCTCCTTGACGATCAGCACCATCAGGCGCGTCTCAAGGCAGTCCTCCAGCTTGCGGATCGATGGCGCCTCGTCCCACTGGTGGCGCCGCGCCCAGCTTTTCACCGTGTCGTATTTGACATCCAGCTCGGCCACGATCTGGGCGATGCTCCACCCGCGCCAGTACAGGCTGCGTGCGGCGCGCACCCGTTCTTCGACGGGCAGGGACAGGGGGTCGGCTAGGATCGACATGGCGCGGAACCTAGCCACGCCCGCGCGCGCCCCGCCCCCTGCCCCTCTTGTAGAAAGCTATTCTACAAGAGCGCCGCCTTGAGATGGACCCGCCCTTGGTTCCCTGTTCGCCCCGTCAGCGGGCGCCCTGCGCTCCGCCTCGAAATCGAACGCAGGATCACGAGCGCCATGGTCAAGACCACGCCCAGCAACTTCTTCCGCGCCTTCACCGAAGGCCAGACGGTCAGCGATGGCCGCACCGTCACGGGCGACATGATCGACCAGATCGTCGAGACCTTCAACACCGCCACCTACACCCCCGGCGTCAATATCGAGCACCTGTCCGGCTTCAGCCCCGAAGGCCCGTTCAACCGCTATGGTGACGTGACCGCGGTGAAGGTGCAGACCGATGACATCACCGTCGCCGGCAAGACGGAGAAGCGCAAGGCGCTCTATGCCCAGGTCGCCGCGCTCGACAGCCTGGTCGCATTGGCGAAGAGCGGGCAGAAGCCCTTCCCCTCCGTCGAGCTGACCGCCGATTATGCCGGCACCAAGAAGATCGGACTGGTCGGCCTCGCCTTCACCGACAATCCGGCGTCGATCGCGACGCAGAAGCTCGCCTTCTCGCAGCACGCCTCGGTCAACGGCAACCTGATCGCCAAGGGTGACGAGGCGGTGACGCTCGAATTCGCCGAACCGACCGACCCGGCCAAGGCCGATGGCGCTATCGCCGGCTTCTTCAACACCCTCGCTGCCAAGATCCGCGGCAGCGACGTGCAGCAGCCCAAGGAAGAACCGAAGCCCAAGGAGCCGGCAAACGACAACGCCGGCGCGTTCGCGACGCTCGTGACCGAGCTTGGCGCGACGGTCGCGCAGTCGATCTCGGCCGCGCTGGCGCCGATCGCCGCGGCGCAGACCAAGCACGAGGCCGAATTTGCCGCGCTGAAGACGAAGCTGGAGGCGACGCCCGATCCGACCAGCTTCTCCCGCACGCCGTCCACCGGCGGGGGCAACGGCGTCCTGACCGACTGCTGATCGCCCGCCCCTTCCCACTGCCCGACGCCCCCACCGACAGGACCGCCCTCCCATGCAGAACAACACCCGCCTCGTCTTCAACGGTATGCTCGGCCAGGTCGCCAAGCTCAACAACGTCGGCGTCGATGTCGTCGCGGCCGAGAAGCAGTTCTCGGTCGCCCCCGCCGTCGAGCAGAAGCTCGAAGAGGTGATCCAGGCGTCGTCCGAGTTCCTCGGCAAGGTCAACATCGTCAGTGTCAAACAGCAGGAAGGCGCCAAGGTCGGCATGGGCGTCACCCGCCCGATCGCCAGCCGGACGCTGACCAACAGCGCGACCGGCGTGAAGCGCCGCCCGATCGATCCGACCGACACCTCCGACCGCGGCCGCTACTTTTGCGCGCAGACCAATTCCGACACCGCGATCAAGTACGGCAAGCTCGACATGTGGGCGCACAAGCCCGAGTTCCAGACGCTGTACCGCGACACCATCGCCAAGCAGCAGGGCCGCGACCGGATCATGATCGGCTGGAACGGCATCGCCCGTGCCGACACCACCGATATCGTCGCCTATCCGCTGCTCCAGGACGTGAATTTCGGCTGGCTCTACAAGATCCGCTATTACGCGCCGTCGCGCCACCTCGCCGGCGGGGCGATCACGCCCGCGACCCGTGACGGCGCCACCGGCCGCGTCACCGCGCCGGGCAAGATCTATGTCGCGCAGGGCGTGCCCGGCGTCGAGGTCGACTACGTCAATCTCGACGCGCTGGTCTTCGACGCGATCGAGCTGATGGACGAATGGAACCGCGACGATACCGACATCGTCGTGATCGTCGGCCGCGACCTGGTGCAGGACCGCTTCCTCAACGTGATCAACGCCGCCGGCGACAAGGCGACCGAGATCGAGGCGCGCAACCGCATCCTCACCCTGCCCAAGCAGATAGGCGGCAAGACCGCGATCATGGTCCCGTTCTTCCCCGCCAACGGCCTACTCGTCACCAAGCTCGATAACCTGTCGATCTATGTCCAGGAAGGCACCCGCCGCCGGACGATCAAGGAAGAGCCGGAGTTCGATCAGGTCGCCGACTATCAGTCGGTCAACGAATGCTACGTCGTCGAAGATTACGGCTGCGCGGCGTTCGTCGAGAACATCGTTCAGTCGAAGAAGCCGTAACGGCTGTTCTTCGCGCAATTAGCCCGCCCCCCACAGGAACACGCGCATGAGCCTCGCTCGCCAGACACGGGACCAGGTCCTGTCCATCATCGCCGCGTCCGCACCTGCATCGGGGGGCGGGCTATCATCCCATCCGGGAGGCGGGCTATCCCCTGCCGATCTCCAACCGGAGGTCGCACCCTACACCCCCGCCGCCGATCTCGCCGCCCGCCAGATCGCGATGCGCCTGACGCACGATCTCCGCCGGCTGCACGACATCAAGTCGATCGGGCTCAAGATCGCCGCCAAGCGCGAGATGCTGCCCGCCTATCACCCATGGGTCGACGGGCTGATCGCCGCCGGTCGCGCGGTGCCCGCCGGCACCGCCCCCTTCGCCCTGCCGCCCTCCGCGCTGGCATCGCCCGGCGCCGAGGAGGTGCTGCCCGTCGTGATGGTCTGGTCGATCGACATCGGCGACTGGTCGCGGGCGCTGGCCTGTGCCGAACACGTCCTGCGCTTCGACGTGAAGATGCCGGCCCGCTATGCCCGCGATCCCGCGACGCTGGTGGTCGAGGAGATCGCCGAAGCCGCGCTGAAGGCGCAGGTGCGTGGCGAGGCGTTCCCGCTCGACGTGCTGGAGAAGGTCGAGGATCTGACGGCCGGCATCGACATGCACGACGAACCGCGCGCCAAGCTGTTCAAGGCGATCGGCACCGAACTCGCCCGTGCCGCTGGCGAGGCCGAGGGCCATGCCGCCCGCCCGATCATCCTCGACGCCATCGCGCAGCTGACCCACGCGCAAGGGCTGCACGACCGCGTCGGCGTCAAGACGCAGCTCAAGGGGCTGGAGCGTGCGCTTGCCGCCCTGCCCCCGGCCGAGGTGGCGCCGGACGCGGCCACCCCGCCGGCCGGGCCGGTCGACGCCACCGCCACGCCGCCCGCCGCCCCGATCCCCACCCTGCCGATCGATGTCGACGCGATGGCCGCCCGCATCGCCGACCAGGCCGCCGGCCCCGCCATCGCCCTCCACGATGTCCTCACCGCGCTCGCCGCGAGCAAGCGCCCCGCCGAATCCGCCGACTGACCAGCTCGCCCCCCGGCGCTCGGGGGCGGATCGCGCGAGGCGGGAGACCTTCGGGTCGCAGGGCCGCCCTTCGACCCGGTCCCCACCCCCGTGAACGAAAGCCCGCCCCATGCTCGCCGCCATCACCGATATCGCATCCGTCGCCATCCTGCTGGCCTTGATCGGCATGGGCGCGATCGTGATGCTGATCGGCGCGGTGGTGGCGGTGATCGCGACGCCGGATGACCGCCCCGTCGAAATCCCCGCCCGCCCCGCCGGCATCAGCGCGATCTGCCTCGGCCTGCTGATCTTCATCGCCGCTGCTACCACGCTGACGGACGTGATGGCATGACCGACCTGATCGCCACCGTCCTGCCCGACGACGACACCCCCGCCCCCGCGATCATCCGCAACGATGGCTTCTTCCCCGACATCGATCCCGCGATGTTCCGCGACCAGCACCGTATCCGCGACGCCGTCACCCCGGCGCGGATGCGCGAGGCGCTGGTCTCCGCAATCCTGACTGTCGGGCGCGATCTCGCCGGCTGGAGCATCGGTCACCGCGCCGCCGGCACCGCCCGGCTGGTCGACCTGCCCGCCACGACGATCGACGGGACCAGCACGCTGGTGCTGCTCTATCGCCGCGCCGTCTTCACCGCCGCCAAGGCCGAGGTGGTCGAGCGCTACCGCGACATCGACACGACGCAGGCGGGCCAGCGCAAGGCCGAGGATTTGGAGCCGACCGTCGCCGAGCTGCGCCGCGATTCGCTCTATGCCGTGCGTGACATGCTCGCGGTCGGCCGCGTCTGTGTCGAGCTGATCTGATGGCCGCCGGTTTGGACACCGCCCGCGCGCACGACGGCGATACGCTCGACGCGCTGATCTGGCGCACCCGCGGCCTCGGCCCCGCCGATCTGCCCGCCGTCCTCGCCGCCAATCCCGGCATCGCCGCTCTCGGCCCGGTCCTGCCCCGGGGGCAGATCGTCAACCTTCCCGCCATCGCCGCGCCGGCCGTCGCCGTCCGCACCGATGTCGTCAACCTGTGGGACTGATCGCATGAAGGATATCCTCCACGAGTTGGTCACGGCGGTCTGCGCGTTCCTGATCGGCCTGGTGCCGGCCGCGCTCGGCGCCGTCGTCAGCCTCGCCTATGAACGCGGCCTTTCCTGGTCGGATCGGTTCGTCCAGTTCGGCGTCGGCGTCTGCGTCTCCTACTTCGCGGGCGGCGCGATCGGCGCGCTGGTATCGCTGGACCCTTTCGTCCTTCAGGCGGTGCGCTTCACGCTCGGCATGGTCGCATTCCGCGCCACCCCCCGCCTTACCTCCACCCTAATCGACCGCATCGTCGACGGCGCCGGCACGCTGCTCGACCGCGTCCTGCCGCGAAAGGACCGCCCATGACCAAGCTCTCCCCGCACTTCTCGCTGGCCGAGATGACGGCCAGCGATACCGCCCGCCGGATCGGCGATGCCAATCAGCCCGGCCCGGTCGAGACCGCGGCGCTGCGCACGCTGTGCGAGAAGGTGCTTGAGCCGGTGCGCGCGCACTTCGGCAAGCCGGTGCGCGTCAACAGCGGCTACCGCTCCCCGCGGACCAACGCAGCGGTCGGCTCGGCCGAGACCAGTCAGCATCGCCGTGGCGAGGCGGCGGATATCGAGATCGACGGCGTCTCCAATGCCGTCCTCGCCCGCTGGATCGTCGACAACCTCGCCTTCGATCAGGTCATTCTGGAAGCGCACCGCGCCGGAGATCCGAACAGTGGCTGGGTCCACGTGTCCTATCGCAAGGGGCGCACCCGCCGGTCCGTCCTCACCATGACGCTGGGCAGTCACGGCGCTGCCTATGCGGCTGGCCTGCCTGCCTGAAGGGAGCATCACGATGGGCATCATCACCGGACTGTTCGCCAAGCTGAAGGGCGACTTCGCCTTCGTCGTGCTGCTGGTCGTCGCCGCGATCGGCGCCGCCCTCTACGTCCGGACGCAGCATATCGCCGCCGATCGCGACGACCTGCTGCGCCGCGTCGAGGTGATCTGCGCCCGCGCCGGTCAGTCGTTCGACGCCACCGGCAAGGTCGCGCGTGGCGTCGCCTGCTCGACCCGCGTCGCCGGCCTTGCCGATTTCCAGGCGAAGACGGTCCGGACGACTGCCGACACCCTCGCCAAGGCGCTCGCCGATCATGACGCGCGCCAGCTCACCGACAACCTGGCGGCGCGCGCCGCGGCCGAGGCCGCCCGTTCCGCTGCCCAACGAATGGAGATCGCCGATGCCAAAGCGGAACGGACCAATCTGGTCGATCGCGACTGGTTTGCTGCTGTCAATGGCGTCGCCGGCCTGCGCGCCGCGCCCGCCCATTAAGGTCGAGGTGCCGGTGCCCGTGGCGGTCAAGGTGAAAGACACGCCCCCCGCCGCGCTGCTGGCTTGCGCCGATCGGCCTGCTGGCCTGCCTGAAGATCCTGCGCTGGTCGCGCAGATCCCCACCCGCGCGCGCGCCGGCATCATCCGCCTCGCCCGTGCCTTCGGTGCCAACGCCAACCAGCTTGATCGCCTGATCGACTGGATTGCGCCTGGCAGCTGTTTGGAGAACAAGAAGTGAGCCTGTCGACGATCGCGCAGCGCGCGGCGGCCTATCTGCAATCCCTCGCCACCGCCGGTGGTCAGGGCACCGCCGGCCTGATCGCTGATCGGTCGAGCTATCTCGCCAGCGTCAGCACCGGCACGCTGATCGCGACGCTGATCGATCCCTATGGCGGGGGTAGCGCCTTCACGGTGGTCGGCAACGCCCCCGCCACGCTGGCCCTGGCGGCCGGCGGCCGGATCATGACCGGCGCAGGGCTGTCCGTGCCGGGCACCGAGTCCACGATCGTCATTCGTGCCACCAAGGGGCAGCGTGCGATCGAGGAACCGCTGACGTTCGTTGCCAAGGCTGAACCGGTAGTCGCGCCAACGCCTGCGCCGACCCCGACGCCCACCCCGGCACCGACCGCCGTCTCGATTGAAGGCACCCCGCCGAAGACCGGCAAGGTTGGCGTGGCCTATGCTTTCGTTCCGGTCGTTTCCAACGGTGCCGGCCAGAAGACTTTCACGCTAGCGAACGGCGTGCTGCTGGGCGGCCTAGTGTTCGATCCGTCGACCGGCGCGATCACCGGCACGCCCACTGTTGCCGGGACCATGGCCGGCCTGGTCATCCGCGTCAGCGACGCCACGGGATCTGCGAACACCCAAGCGACCAACGTGACGATCGCGGAGGCATCGGCTGCGCCCCCGCCGAGTATTGCGCTGGCCTCATACGCGGCCCCCAATCCGGTCAACTACGGTGCACAAACCGGCGTTGCGTACGTTGATACGACCAGCACCGTGCACAGCGTCGGCTACCGATACGCACCCGGCAAGAACACCGCCGACTTCCTGTTCAACATGACCGACGCAACGACTGGTAACGCATTCCGCCTGAACAATGATGGCCGGTGGAGCTTCGGCATTTGGAACGGCACCTTTCAGGTCGACAACAGGCATAACTTCATCGCGTTCAGCTCTGCGCTGACCAGCGGCGTGATGCTCGAAGCCCGCGTCAACACCGATGGCACCGCTGGCTTGTATCAGGGCGACCAGCTGGTGAGCCGGCTGATCCCGGCGGACAATCTGCGTACGCCTCGCGGCAACGGCGTGGCGCTCAAAGTGACCGTCGGGCCGGCAGTGCCCGATGTGACCTATGGCGCGATCAACCCGCAGATCTTCGTCCGCGATCCGGACTTCGATCCGTTCGAACGCCGGTTGAACATCGATCTCAACTACGCCGATCATGCCGGTGCCGTGCCGGACTACCCCGAAGTAAGTTTCAACGGTGGCGAATGGCTGCGTGCACGCAATGCCACCAACCCGGTGCCCGGCCGCGCCACCGTCGCGCTCGACAACGTGCCGACAACCTTTAACGGCCTCGTCGCCGGCCGCATCCGTTGGCACAACAATCCCGATGCCGTGGCCGCCTTCGAGTTTGACGCCGTATTGCCGTTTGGCGGCCTGTTCGGCCTCAATGGCGGTGCCGGCGAGTTTGCGTTCTACAACGACCATACGGGCTATGCCTGGTCGGCGTCCGACAAGGACAGGGCGCGGCTGGGCAATATCGCGACCCTTGGCCAGTTCGATACCATCGCTGCCTCCACCGATGGCGCGGGCGGCACCGTGCAGCGCGATATCAATGGCGGCATCGGCGTCAATTCGCTGGGCATCACCCACTATCGCCTGTTCCGCGAATTCATCGTCAATGCCGAAAACGCTGGCGAGTACCAGATGGACTTCCTGCCCGGCGTGGAGGTCACGTTCGATACCTTCGCTTATCTACCTGGCTGGAGCTATGACCAGGCAACCGGACGCGGCACCTTCACTGCCACTGCCGGCAAGAACCAGGTCTTTGGCATTTATGTGCGGGTAGCGACGATCCCGGCCGGCCAGATGCTCTACGCCCGCCTGCGCAAGGTCAACGCCGTCGGCACCTACAACGCTGCTCAGGTCGACCTGTTCAAAGGTATCGCGGACATGAGCCGCGACATGGATGGCACCGGCATCAACAACACCAACAACACCAGCCGCACGATCACCGCCTTGCCGGTCCGGACCGTCGCCAATTCCGGCACGGGCGCGATCACCAGCAGCCTCACCACCGCCAAGCTGATCGATGCCAAGGCGTTGATCGCTATCAACAGCCACATCGATGGCCCAGAATATGTGAAGGCGCACGCCGACTATATCGCCGCCAATACGCCGGCGGGGATGCAGGTCTTTGTCAGCAACTTTAACGAGCTGTGGAACTTCATCTTCAGCCACTTCTACGACATGCACCTGGGCGGCGTCCGCGCTGGCTACGGCCCGCTCGACGCCACTGTCGCTAATGCGGTGCCGATGACGGTGCTCGATGCCGGCCAGATGCGGGCAACCGGCAGCACCCTGTTCGTCGGGTGCGACGCCAGCGGCGTCGAGCGCGGCACCGCGGAGCTGAATACCCACATCAAGACCACCCGTGCCCTGTCGGCCGGCGATCTGTTCATCAAGAACGTGGGCGGGCTACCGCTCTTCCGTGCCAAGGGAGCCATCCCGGCCGGCACCGTCACGTCGAACACCGCGCTGTTGCAAAGCACCGATCCCAATTACGAGGTCGCGCAGAACGATGCGTGGTGCAATCGTGCCGCCCTCCGCTACGCATCGTCGCTCGCCAAGCGCAACATCCTCATCTGGAAAGCCAGCTTTGCTGCCGCCGGCAAGCCCGCCCCGAAATTCATGATCGAGGGGCGTGTTGGCATCGCCAGCTATGCCTTCCCGATGCTGGAATGGGACGGGCTTGCCGAGCATATCGACTACAACACCAGTGCGCCGTACATCTCGGGCGGCTTCAGCTTCGACTATATGGATTGGACCCGCACTGACATCTGGGACGACGCGGCCCGCGCCTTGATCGCCAGCGAAGACTATGCCGGTGCGATCGAGCTGATCATTCCGCGTGCCCTCGCCGCACTGCCTGAAATGGGCAAGGCAATGCGCGGCCAGCAGGCGGCCCAGCGTGCCTTCAACGTCGCCCGCTTCGGCGCGGCCGGGCGCGATCGTATCGGCCAGTATTTCTACGAATATGGCGATCACTTCGGCTTCAGCAAATCCAACTGGCCGGACAATGGCAAGGCGATGGCATTCTGGAATAATTTCCGCTCGCATCCGCTCTATTACACCCTCTTCACCGCCTATTTGGAAGAAATGGCCCGCATCGGTGCACCGGCCAACTGGTATCGCGGTGGCGTGGGAGGCAGCAGTTTCCACCTGTTCAAGAATGAGGCCGATACCGTCACCAGTGGCGCCCCCGGCACCAACTGGCGGTACAAGGCCGTCAGGGATATCGTGGCGCGAACCCGTGCGGCGGTGGCGAAGTACGGCTGAATGGTTGACGTTCGCCGGTTGCCGGCCGAGAGGTCGCGACCGGCGGACTTCGATCCGCGACAGGGAGAATCACCATGCGATCTATCCGTTACGCGGCCCTTGCCGCTGTAGCATTGCCATGCGCCGTACCGGCACAGGCTGCGATTTTCTACTATTCCGAGACGGAACCGAACGACAGCCGCACCAGCGCCGAAGCTTTGACGCCGCGCTTTTCGCCTACCGATCCGCTGGTAACGATCTACTATGCTGGCACGGTCGCAAATGAGGGTTCGGGTTTCGTGGACTGGTTCTCGTTCACCGTGCCGGCGATCATGAAAGGAACCATCTATCGCCAGACAAAGGTGAGCATATTCCCGCAAGGGGGCAGCGCTCTTCCACAATTCGTCCTGACCAGCAGTCTCGGAAATCCTCTTGATTCAACCGACGCTCGCACCCAGGTCGAGGAAACCTATTATGTCGGTATCGGAAACACCAGCGCCCTGACTGCGGGTCAGTATCTGGCGCGAGTGACGATCACCGCCGTGCCCGAACCTACGACCTGGGCGCTGATGCTCGCCGGCTTCGCGTTGACCGGCTATGCCCTGCGCCGGCGTCGCGCGACCCTCGCCTTCGCCTGATATCTCTCCTGTCGATCGGCCAGCCATGAAGAAGCTCACCAGCCTGCGCACGGCGCTGATTGACAACGTGCCCCAGATCAAGGGCGACCCGGCGAAGATGGAGATCTTCGTCGACAAGGGCGACGTGGCGATCCGCCCCGGATCGCTGTCGTTCGAATATGGCTACACCGCCTCGATCTGGGTGCAGGACTTCGCCGGCAGCGTCGACACGCTGCTGGTGCCGCTCCTCGCCTGGATCGCGGTCAACCAGCCGGACCTGTTCGAGAAGGGCGACCGCAAGCCCTTCTCGTTCGAGTCCGAGCTGCTCGATGCCGATACCTGCGACATCACCATCACGCTGGCGCTAACCGAGCTGGTCCGCGTCGAGCAGCGTCCCACCGGCCTGAAGGTCACGCATCTGCCCGAGCCGGTGATGTCCGATGCCTTCGACGGCGTCCCCACCGGCACCTATCTGTGGGCGGGCCTGATCGAGGGGCCAGCCGGGCCGCTGGAGATCGTCACCAGATGAACGACTTCGCGCCCATCGAGCAGCTGTGCCGGGATCTGCTGCTGCGCACCGCCGCGCCCGAACGCGCCCGCCTGCTGCGCACGATCGGCCGCGACCTGCGCAAGAGCCAGTCCGATCGCATCGCCGCCCAGCGCGAGCCGGACGGCGCCGCCTTCGCCCCACGCCGTCCCAAACCGCCCCGGCCGGGCAAGGGTCGCCTTCGCCAGCAGAAGATGTTCCGCAAGCTGCGCATGGCGAAAAGCCTGAAGACCGGCGGCAATGCCGATGAAGCATGGGTCGGCTTCGGCGGACGCGCCGCGCGCATCGCCGCGGTCCATCAGCAGGGCATGTCCGACGCCCCCGCCCCCGGTCAGCCCAAGGTCCGCTATGCCCGCCGCATCCTGCTTGGCCTGACCGACGCCGAGCGTTCGCGCGTCCTTGATCTCATCCTCGCGCACGTCGCGCCTGACTGATCCGCCGCTCTTGTAGAAAGCCATTCTACAAGAGCGCGCGCTGGCCCCGGCCGCGACCGCCGACCGACATGGCCGGCGCCATGGCCTCCGTCTCCGCTTCCACCTCCGTCGATCTGTCGCGGCTCGATCCGCCGACGATCGTCGAGCAGCTCGATTACGAGACGATCCTCGCCCGCCTGGTCGCGCGGGTCAGCGAACGCCTCCCCGCCTTCGACGCCACCGTCGACAGCGATCCCGCCGTCAAGGTGTTGCAGGTCGCCGCCTATGAACAGCTGCTCCAGCGCCAGGACTTCAACGAACGCCTGGTCGGGCGCCTGGTCGCCTACGCCACCGGCGCCACGCTCGATCATATCGGCGCCGCGATCGGCATTGCCCGCCTGATCGTCACCCCGGCGAACGCCCTCACCGGCGCTGCCGCGGTATATGAGGACGACGACAGCCTGCGCCAGCGCATCGTGCTGGGACCGGAGGGGTTCGCCGCAGCCGGTCCCGAACTGGCTTATGTCAAGCACGCCAAGGATGCCAGCGGTCGGGTGCTCGATGCCAGCGCCACCTCGCCGGCGCCGGGCGAGGTGCTGATCACCGTCCTGTCGCGCGATGGCGACGGCACCGCATCGGCCGAACTGCTCGCCGCGGTCCGCGCCGTCGTCACCGACAAGGCGGTGCGCCCGCTCGGCGATCTCGTCACCGTCGCCGGCGCCGGCCAGCGGCTGTTCGCGCTGACCGCGCGGATCTACACCTATGCCGGTCCCGATGTCGGACTGGTGCTGATCGGCGCTCGCGTGAAGCTCGATCGCTACCTCGCCGACGCGCGCCGGCTCGGCCGCGACATCACGATGTCCGGCCTCTACGCCGCATTGACGGTCGAGGGCGTCCAGCGCGTCGAGATCCTCGCACCGCTTGCCGACATCGTCTGCGACCTGACCCAGGCGGCGCGCTGCATCGCCGTCGAGCTGACCCATGGCGGCTATGCCGACTAGCCTGCTGCCGCCCAATTCGACCCCGCTCGAACGCGCGCTGGAGGCCGGCGCGCGTCCCGAGCCGCTGGCGACGCCCGCTGCGTCGATCGACGATCCCGCCACCTGCCCCGCCGATCTGCTGCCGTGGCTGGCATGGGGCCTGTCGGTCGACACCTGGGATGCCGACTGGTCCGAGGCGGACAAGCGCGCCGCGGTCGCCGGCTCGATCGAGATGCACCGGCGCAAGGGCACCCGCCTGTCCGTCGAAACCGTCCTCGCCCGATTCGATCGGCTGGCGCAACTGGTCGAGTGGCACCAGGCCAGCCCCCGCCGCGCACCCCACACCTTCGATATCGTCGTGCCGATGGTGCTGGCGGACGGCACCGCCCCCGGCGGGCGCCGCGCCACCGCCGCCTTCGCCGACGCGATCGTGCGCGAGGTGTCGCGCGTGAAGCCGCTGCGCGAACACCTCCGCCTGGTCCAGCAGATCGCCGTCGCCGGCGCGGTCGGCATCCAGGGGGTCGTGCGCGCCCTCTCCTACACCCGCACCGATGCCGACATGGTCATCGACCGATCCCCGGAATGGGCCTTCTGGCTCCAGACCGAGGATGGCGAGCCGATCGAGGCGGGTGACGGCACCTTTCTGGATACCCGCCCATGACCGCGCTGAAGCTCGTGATGACCACCGCCGGCCTCGGCCGCTTCACCGCCGCACAGGCGAGCGACGACATCGACCTGACGATCGCGCGCGTTGCGCTGTCCGCCACCGGCTTCGTCGCTGCGCCTACCCTTACCGCACTGCCCGGCGAATTCCGCCGCCTCGCCACCGTCTCCGGCTCGGTCGAGGCGCAGAATATCGTCCACCTCACCGTCACCGATGACGAGGCCGTCACCTATCAGGTGCGCGGCTTCGGCCTGTTCCTTGCGGACGGAACACTGTTCGCGGCCTACAGCCAGGCGACGCCGATCGCGGAGAAGTCGCTCGGCTCGATGCTGGCGCTGGCGATCGACATCGCCTTTCCCGTCGCCGGTGTCGAGCAGATCAGCTTCGGCAACACCGACTTCCTCAATCCCCCCGCGACCGAGGGCGGCAAGGGCGTGGTCGAACTGGCAACCGTTGCGGAAGGACTGGCCGGCACCGATCCGGTCCGCGTGCCCCCGGTCCTGGTCGCACAGGCGATGATGGCGGCACGCGTGCCGGCCGGCGTCATCCTGCTATGGGCAGGCGTGGCCGCGACCGTGCCGGCCGGCTGGGCGATCTGCGACGGACGGACCGTCGATCTGGCGGATGGCAGCGGCCGGGTCACCACCCCCGACCTGCGTGACCGGGTCGCGGTCGGGGCGTCCGCCGCCCGCGCCGTCGGCACGCCGTTCGGTGCGACCGAGGTGGCGTCCACCCGTGCCGGTGATCATCGCCACACGGCCTCAGGCGAGGTGGCATCGTCGGTTACCGGTGCCACCGTATCCACCACCAGCCGCAACGTGGACGCGGGCGGCTCGGCGAACGGCGTCACCACCTCGGTCACGCTGAACGACCCCGGCCACGCCCACGCCGCGACCGTCAGCGTCGATAACGCCGGCGAGCATAGCCACACCGTCGATGTCACCCAGCCGTCGATCGCCCTTCACTACATCATGAGGCTGTAGGCCATGGCCAAGATCTCCACCCTCCCGCCGATCGCCGCCCCGGTCGGCAACGAACAGGTCGTGCTGTTCGACGGCGAACAGGCGCGCCGCGCCCCGATCGACGCGCTCCAGGGCGCCAGCGGCCTGATGCTGCCCTGTCGTGCGACCGTCACCGCCCCCAATCGCTGGCGCCTGACCATCCCCAACCGTGCCGGTCTCGCCGACCAGGCGATGTACCGGTTCCAGCCGCCCGAAACCCCGACCGGTCCGATCGTCGTATCCATCGCCGGCATCGCCGGACTGGAGATCCCGGTGGTCTTCGAAAACGGCGCGCCGGTCGGCAGCAACGCCGGCATCCTCGCGACGTGGCAGATCACGTTGCGCTACGACCAGCAGGGCAACGTCCTGCGCCTGGTCGACAACGCCTACACCATCCCGGCGGTGCAGGGGTTGCTGGCGACCCGCGACATCCTCGACAACCTTACGACGCTGCGCGACACGCCCTGGGGCGATGTCACCGCGGCCAGGCAGGTGATCGTCACCAGCTGCGGCTCGTCCGTGTTCACCACCGACTCCGCCCGCCAGGGCGGTTGCCCGCCTGGCAACAACCCCGCCGATTTCACGTGCGCCGAACTCGAACGCGAATTTCCGTTGAACGGCTATTCCTTCCTTCCCGATGCCCGCGCCCACGGCGGCCATGTCTTCGGCGAGTTTCTGGGCCAGCTGGCCGAGTCTAGCGCATGGCGCAACGGCCTGTCCGCCTTCTGCCTGGTCGGGGGCGGGATGAACGACTTTCAGGTATCGAACTTCGATACCAACCAGACTTTCCCGTGGGCCAAGACCCACGTCATCGCCATCATCGAGGCGAACCGGACGAAGGGCATCAAGACGCTGCTGACCACGTCGGTGCATCCCAACACCGCCACGCTCGACTATGCCGGCTTCTTCCGGACCAATCCCGGTTTCCCCGCCATCTACCCCCGTTACATCGCAGGGCCGGTCGATCCCGAGAGGGATCAGTTCCCGCCTGCCTCGCAGTCCAGGGGCCTGCGCGATATGACCGGCGGGGGCGTGCTGTCGGAATACGACGTGCGCTTCTGGGCCGGCAACCGGATGCTCCGCGAGGTCGCCCGGCTCTACCCCAACGACGTCATCCTGCTCGATGCCGAGTGGAGCTGGTTCCGCTACGGCGTCGAGGTCCACGGCGTCCGCGCCCTGTACGGGGAGAACGAAACCGTCCACCCCAACGAGCTGGGCCACCAGGTCAGCTACCAGCGCGTGCTGCGCGCCTTCGCCCGCGACGTGGCGATGGGTCGGGTGAAGCGCATCTACCTCGGCGACTGATCGCCGCCCGCTCTTGTAGAAAGCGTTTCTACAAGAGCGGGCACTGGATGGATTATCGACCATATCCATGGTCGCGGGGCCATGGCCGACCCTGCCGACATCCAGCGCCTCATCGGTGATCTCGCGCGCGAAGGCGTCGTCGTCGCCGTCGATCATGACGCCGGCACCGCCCGCGTCGAGTTTGCCGACGAATTCACCACCGGCGATATCCCGTGGCTGTCCGGCCGCGCCGGCGAGACGCGCAGCTGGTCGCCGCCCTCGATCGGCGAACAGGTCCTGGTGCTGGCGCCCGAGGCGGATACCGCGCGCGGCATCATCATCGGCAGCCTGTCGAGCAACGCCCACCCCCATCCCG